AAGTACATTGCTGCCGCTCTATTGAGTGGTAACACTTTAAGTCAGGGTGCAATTGAGATTAAACCAAATATCAAATTTAAAGAAGTTATGAAAAAAGTAGTTACTTCTGGTTTAATTACAGATGACTCTTGTGACTTCACATCTGCTGGGTCTGTAACACTTACAGAAAGAATAATCCAGCCAGACCAATTTCAAGTAAATCTTGAATTATGTAAAACACCTTTTGAATCAGATTGGGGTGCAGTATCTATGGGATATTCTGCATTTGATAACCTACCTCCTGATTTTTCAAGTTTTTTAATTGCTCACGTTGCAGAGCAAGTATCTGCTTCTACAGAAAACAATATCTGGCAAGGTAACCTAGGTGGTGCTGTAGCAGGAGAATTTAATGGATTCACTACTTTAGCTGCTGCTGATGGTGATGTAATTGATGTTGCCGCTGTAGGTGGAGGAGTAAATTCAGGAAATGTTATCGCTGAATTAGGAAAAATTGTTGATGCTATACCAAGCACATTATACAATAAAGATGATATGTTTATCTATGTATCTCAAAATATCGCTAAAGCATATGTTAGAGCTTTAGGTGGATATGCTGCTTTATCTAATGTTGCAGGAACTGAAAATGTAGGTTCTGTTGGTGCAAATGGTATTGATGGCAGAGGAACACTATGGTATGGTGGAGGTGAAAACCTTTCTATCGATGGTGTAAAAATCTTTGTTGCTAATGGATTACCAAATAACTATGCAATGGCTGCTCAAAGAAGTAATTTATACTTCGGAACAGGATTAATGTCTGACTATAACCTAGTTAAATTAATCGATATGGCTGACATAGATGGTAGTAAAAATGTTAGAGTAATAATGAGATTTACTGCAGGAGTTCAGTACGGAATAGGTTCTGAAATAGTACTTTATTCTTAATAAATAAATTAACCAAAATAAGGGTAGGTGGGTAAATGCCTACTTACCCTTTTTTTAATAAAAAAAAATAATTATGGCTTGTACATTATCTACCGGAAGAAAAGTCCCGTGTAAAAGTGCCTTTGGAGGCATAAAAAGTGTATATTTTGCAGATTTTGGTAGTTTAACTGCTGTAACTGTGGATTCTACTACTAAACAAGTAACTACTTTAACAGGTAGTCCAACTTGGTATGAATATGATGTAAAAGGTAATTCCTCTTTAGAAAGTACTGTAACAAGTTCTAGAGAAAATGGAACTACTTTTTTTACACAAACTTTAAATTTAACTTTAACTTACTTAGATGCTAAAACTCAAGCTGAAATTCAAGTGCTTGCAGTAGGTAGACCTTATATTGTGGTTGAAGATTATTATGGAAACCAATTTTTATGTGGATTCGAGAATGGATGTGAACTGACTTCAGGAACTACGGTTACTGGGGCTGCCGCAGGAGACCTCTCAGGATTCACTATGGTGTTTGAAGCGATGGAAGAAACAGCACCATATTTCCTAGATTCAGGATTAGTAACAGGCGATGCTACACAAATCGACCCAACAGCATAATCCTAATTTATATATTTGAAATTAAGCACTCTTATGGGGTGCTTTTTTTTTGATTTTTAATTTCTACAAAATAAGTTAATTAATACGTTATATAGGTAATGATAGTTTTTACTACAACAACATCAGCACAAACATTTAAAATAATTCCAAGAACATATGGAGCTGAATTTACTATGTCTATTACAGATGATAGTACTAATATTCCAGTTTTTTATGAGATTAACAATGCAATTACTGATGTTAATTATTTAAAATTTACACAGGCATTTAGTCCTGTATTGGTTGAAGGTCATTTTTACGATATTAGATTATACACAGATTATAATTTTTGGAACACTAATTATTTATTATGGGAAAATGATAATAGTTTATGGAATGTTGATAGACCTACAGATGCTACTATTTATAGAGATAGGATTTTCTGTACAGACCAACAAATTGACCAAATGGAAGATGAATATTACGATATAAATTTGGATAAGTATAAGACTTTTAATTCCTTTGACAATACATATAAGGTATTTTAATTATGAAAAAAAATAGAAAAAGAGATAATTTAGGTAGGTTTACTAAAAATAGGTCAGAGTTTAGCTTTGTGAATTTAGCAACTTATACTAGTCCTGAAATTGTAGAGGTCAAAAATAAAGAATGGGTAAAATATGGTATTGACAACAACTATTTCCAATTTTTAATTGACAGATACAATGGTAGTCCTACAAATAATGCCTGTATTAATGGAATAAGTCAACAAATTTATGGCAAAGGTTTAAATGCAACTGATGCTAGTGACAAACCAATGGAATACGCACAAATGATAACATTATTAAAACCTGAAATGGTACAAAAAATATGTTATGATTTAAAATTAATGGGGCAAGCAGCCATACAAGTAATTTATTCAAAAGATAGAAATAGGATTGCACAATGTGAGCATTTTCCTATTGAAACATTAAGAGCTGAAAAAGCTGATGATAATGGTGATATAAATGGTTATTATTATTTTAATGATTGGACAAAAATTAAACCATCTGATAAACCTTTAAGAATACCTGCTTATGGTACAAGTAATCAAAATATAGAAATATATTATATAAAACCTTATAAGGCAGGATTTTATTATTATTCTCCTGTTGATTATCAAGGTGGATTACAATATTGCGAATTAGAAGAAGAAATTTCTAATTATCATTTAAACAATATAATGAATGGTCTTGCACCATCTATGCTTATTAACTTTAATAATGGTACACCAAATCAAGAGCAAAGAGAATTAATTGAACAACGTATAGCACAAAAATTTTCAGGTTCAAGTAATGCAGGTAAATTTATATTAGCTTTTAACGACAACAAAGAAAGCCAAGCTGAAATTACACCTGTACAATTATCAGATGCACATAATCAATACCAATTTTTAAGCGATGAATCAACTAAAAAAATATTAGTAGCGCATAGGGTGGTAAGTCCAATGTTATTAGGTATAAAAGATAATTCAGGTTTAGGAAATAATGCTGATGAAATTAAAACAGCATCCTTGCTTATGGATAATACAGTTATTAGACCATTTCAAGAATTATTAATAGGATGTTTTGACAAATTACTTGCTTATAACGATATTGCTTTAAATCTTTATTTTATTACACTACAACCATTAGAATTTACTGAGGTTGACCCTACCATCCAAGATGAAGAAACAATTGAGGAGGAAACAGGGGTTAAATTATCAGAGGAGGAGTTAAAAATGATTGATGGTAAAAGAGCATACAAAACAAAAGAAGAAGCTGAAAAGGTTGCAAAAGAAAAAGGTTGTAATGGTTCTCACGAACACGAAGTCAATGGTGAGATTTGGTATATGCCTTGTATTAACCACGAAACTTTAAAAAGTCCTTGTTGGGATGGTTATGTAAAACGTGGTACAAAAATTAAAGATGGTAAAGAGGTTAATAATTGTGTAAAGGCAAAACAAGAACTTTCAGAAGATGAGGTTGAAGTTGTTTTAGGCTCTTTAGCTAGTAGTGCCATAAAGATGGATGAAAAATATGTTTTTGTAGATGAAGTAGGTGAGGATGAAAAAGTAAATAATGAAGATTGGGCAAATTATTTAATCAAAGAAAAAAAATCAACCCTAAGTAAAATAAGAAATGTTTTAGGTTTAAAGAGTGCTAGTGAAGATAATGTTGGAAGTGTAAATGATGGTTCAGCTTTTAGCTCCCTAGACAGCAAAAATGGTTTATATAAAATTAGATATAAATATGCTGAGGGAATGAAAAAAAGTGGTAATTCGAGACCATCTTGTACAGAAATGATGAGATTATCTAATAGTGGTTTAGTATGGAGGTTAGAAGATATTGACAATGCTAGTTTTGGCAAATTAGTTGTTGAAAATGGAAAAGGAGTTAGAAAAGATGAAAACGTAAATACAGATTTTAGACATAAACCAGATTTACCTTATAATATTTTTGAATTAAAAGGAGGAATATATTGTCAACATAAATGGGTAAAGGTATTGTATAGGTTAGTAAGTAATACAGAGGTTTCTGAAAATTTAGATAATTATAAAAAAGTTAGAAGTATACCTAAATATGCACAAAAAAATCCAAGAGGAAGTAAAAAGGCAGGTATAGCAACAGATGAACAAAAAGGAAGAGGAGCTTATCCAAAATAAATAATAATTATAGCACAACCACTATTTATAAATAGAACAGATTTAATTCGTAATTCCATAATAGATGGAAATGTAGATACGAATAAATTTATATATTTCATAAAAATTGCTCAAACAATACATATCCAAAATTATTTAGGTACTGAATTATACGAGGAATTTGAGAATATGATTACAGCAGGAACATTAACTGAACAAGCTAATCCAAATCATTATAATTTAATGGTTGATTATATACAACCTATGTTAATATGGTTTGCTCAAGTGGACTATTTACCATTTGCTGCTTACCAAATTAAGAATGGAGGAGTTTTCAAACATAGGTCAGAAAATAGCGAATCAGCTTCTAAAGATGAATTAGATTATTTAGTTGCAAAGGCAAGGGAATACGCAGAGTATTATACAAGAAGATTTATTGATTATATGAATTTTAATCAATCAACTTTTCCAAAATATTATCAAAATACTAATAACGATATTGACCCTAGTCAAGATGCACTATTTAATGGATGGATATTATGAGATATAAACCAAAAGAAAAAAATATACAAAAACTAAAAATGTTTTTAAAGAAACAAGAAAAAAATAAAAAATAATTATGGCTACTTTATATAATACAAGAATTTCGGATACTTATCCTGGTTTGATTAAAACAATAGATAACCTTGCTATTAATGCTACACTAAGAGAACTTACTGATGGTACAGGAAATGCTTCAGGATTGTTTTTAAATAATGTAGGAGATTTTAAAGTAACTGCTATTTTAGAGTTTGGTTCTTTAAAAGATACAGGAGAAAATATAATTATAAGCAAATTTGTAGATGAAGCTGATGGTATTGCTAATAACGATAACGATACCTCTATACCTACAACTGCTGCAATAGTTGATTATGTAGCTGCTCAAATCACAGCTGAAGATTTAGATTTTACAGGAGATACAGGTTCAGGGCAAATAGATTTAGATTCACAAATATTTGCTATTGGTGGTACAAGTAATGAAATAACTACGGTTGCTTCTGGTCAATCTTTAACATTATCTTTAGATTCAACAGGTGTTAATTTACCTAACAATTCAACTGCAATTACTCAAACAGCAGGAGATAACTCAACTAAAATTGCTACAACTTCTTATGTAGATACTTTAGATGCTGCAAGTGATTTAGATTTTTCAGGAGATAGTGGAACAGGTGATGTAAATCTTAATGCACAATCATTCGCAATTACAGGAACAACTAATCAAATAGAATCAACTGCTTCTGGTCAAGGATTAAGTTTAAAGTTTCCAACAGCAGGGGTTATCTTGCCAAATGGTTCAGTAGCCACTACACAAAGTGCAGGAGATAATAGTACAAAAGTAGCCACAACTTCTTATGTTGATACACTTGATGCAGCTTCAGATTTAGATATAACTGATGGCACAAACAATGGAGATGTAAATTTAAATACTCAATCATTAAGTATTTTAGGAACTACAAACGAAATAGATAGTGTTGTAAGTGGTCAAAGCGTAACACTTGG